TTGCCCTGTAGAAGATGCAACTGCACTCATATATCTAAATGGGTATCCACCTTGCAACATTGCTTCTAATTCTTTTTCAGTTTTATTAGGAAATACAGTTCTTAAAGCCTCAAGACTTCTTACTCCTAATTCCTGATAGTTTCTAGCTGCAATAGTAGCTCGTTGGATATCATTTGCGTCAGGCTCAAATACTTCCCCTTTATGTCGCCATTTAACTTCTCTACTCCCGATAGGTTGTAACTGTCCTTTTACTCTTCCTACTGGAGATAAGCCAAATACATTGGGTGGGATTTTATTCTTATCAAGTAATCCTGCAATAAATTCATTAGTTATTTGCGAAATATCTGGTTGTCCAGTTTCTTTATCAAACTTATTTAAAGCTGCTGCAAGTGAGAGTCTAAATAAGTCCTCTTCTGCTGCAATTGCCATCTCGAACAGTTTGCAGATGCCGTAGGTGTATATAGCTTCGCATTTTTTGGATGCTGTTGCATTAACTCTACCGTAAACCGATTTATTCGCGTAAGCTGTGGCGTTAGAACTAATTCCTCTTTCATCTATTCCTCCTAGAGCGTAATGGATTGCTTCTCTATTATCTTGTACATGGCGCACATGGTCAGGAGATATAGGGTCAGGTGCTATATATCCAAATCTTTCATCTCCCTGAACATTACCAATTACTTTTTTAACTTTGCCATTTACACTCTTTCCATAGTTTGTGGGGTCTTGATTTACTGTACTAGGAGTAGAGCCATAAAAACCAGAGGCACTAGACATTGTCCTGGATTTACGTCTGTCTTCATAAGCCTCTGTAACAACTTCTTTAATGGACCGTGTAGTAACTAAACTCGGATTACCAAAAAAGTCTAGGTTTTCATCAATAGCTAGGTGTTGGCTGTCATGTTTTTCTATTTGAGATGCTAGTTGAACAAACTCACCTACTCCGGGTTCTCCTGGTTTAGACGGATTATTTTTAGCAACAACACAAGGGATAAAACCTAAAGTATTCTTAGTGGTTTTAACATTAGTTGAAAAAATTGCCTGCTGGTCTTGTTCAAAGTTAGGAGGAGCTTCAGAATAAGTCTGTGTAATTGTTTCAGAATTAATTGTTAACTTAATCCACTTAGTTTGATTCTGATAATTTCCACGCTCTTTATAAGAATAACGGATTACGACTTCATTCAATTCACCATCAAGATTATAGTAGTCTCTAAACTCATCTTTGTCAAAGAAATAAAATTTATAACTACCTTCTTTGGTTGGTCTAAGATAGAAAAGAACTTGACCTTTACCTAGATGTCTTTTCCAAATTTCATCTAGGTAAATGCCAACCTTATTTTGCTTCCAGATGTTATCTAAAAACTTTTTTCTACTATCAAAATCATCGTCCTGGTCTGGGTATATTTCTATTCCTTGTCTAACCCCAAACATTATCATTTGAGCTAGGTGGTTGTGAATGACAAGAGTAGAGCCACCTACATTTTGTTTGTATTCTCTGGCATATACAGCTTCTAATATTTGGTTAATTGTTGCCATAATCTCGTAACCATACATTTGTTTTCTTTAGATTGTAATAGGTTTTTGTTTTATTTATCTCCATTGTGAAGACAACTTACAATTTCTTTTACTTGTTCTGTAATTGTAGTCATTTTGTATTCAATCATTTTTCTGTCTCCGGCTACCTCTTCAATGTGAAGTTCTAACTTTTTATTTACTGCCTCAATTGAATCTTCTATTTTTGCTTCCATTCTAGCAATCTGATAGATAAAACCAATTACTGAACAAATAATGCCTATGGTCTCCATATTTAGCTCAATATCTTTTATTTGCATTTCTTCCTTTATCTTTTATTTAAACTTCTACGTGGGTCTTCTCCCCATAAATTGTCTTCCTCACTCATTTCTGTGTTAGCAATCCTGGAGTTGTTAATCAACTGTTGTGGTGGTGTAATAATTTGATTAGGTTCTCCATTTTTACCCCAATTACCATTAACATCATTAGCTCTAATCTTGGGGTTGTCCTGTCCATCACCGTAACTGTATTGTGAAACTACAGTCTTTGGTTCTTGGTAAGATTGAATCTTGTTCACAACAGCACCTTGAGGTAGTTGTTGCAAATATTCGTTGAGCATTCTAGCTTCATAATCCTGTCTAGCTTTTTTACCTGTTGTTACTGGTATCTGTTTTTGAGAAATAGCTTGAGGATTTTCTTTCCCAAATCTAAATACAGGCTTTTCTTCTTTAGCCTCTTTATTACAAACTAAAGACTTATAAGCTTCGCAATTAAGTTTAAATAACTCAGAATAAACAAGTGCTGTCTCTAAGTCACCTTTTTCTAAATAATGCTCTATTGCTAATTGCAATTGAGTAATTATCTCTTCTTGTTTTTCGATTATTGATTCCATTTTAAATCCTGTATTTGTTTTGCTTGCAGTAGTTTTCCTATTACAAAGGCTAACGCCTTAAAAATGGTGATGTTTGTAATTTGTGACTTATGACTACGCTCCTTCTTGACAAAACTCTCAATCTATTTGCTGATGTTATTGCATCCCTACAACTGGAAATAGAAGAAGACAACTACTATGAAAACGAATATCTCAACTCAGTTGAAAACCGTTATTCACATTATGGTTTCTAGGAACTATAAGAATACACTTTAACTACTTCACTTTATCCACCCTATGCGAGTTAGGGTGGATATTTTCTTTTGCGTATGTGTACAGTTTTATATATATTTTTTGAGCTTATAAATTTCAATAACGTCACTATATTATTTATATATATTTGAGTGGAAATTTGAATAACGTCACTATATTATTTATATATATTTGAGGGGGCAAACTCAATTTATATATATTATTTTAACCAAAAGAAAAAAGGGGGTGATGCCCTCAATTTTAAACCAATGAAGTTTTTATGGGTCGCTACGCTCCCAACTAATTGGTGTAGTTTATTGGGTTATTTGCTATGTTTACAGAGTTTCTTGCTACACTTTCTGATGCTGATTTGGCGGCTGTGTTGTGGTCACTAGCTGACTATGACATAACTCCGGATGAAGATTATCCTGAGTATCATGTTCCTGTATCTGTTCAACAATGCTCAGAGATTCTTGAGAGCAGATGGGTAACTCTTCAAGATATTGAAGAATACCTAGAGATTCGTAAACAAGCTCGGACTCAATCCGAGTTGTGGAACGACCTCATGGTCGGTTCTTCCGACCCATTGGTTGGGTTCTAACTTATTAGGGAGTGGTTTATCCATTCCCTTTTTTTATGGTCGCTACGCGCCCTAATTGTGGCGTAGTTAACCAAGTTAAATATATGTCTGACCCAAGGTTTGAGGTCTTATATATCCCTGAGTGGGGATGTACAAGCAAAATTAGTGTATATTTAATCGCAGTTCCCAGTTACCTGGGAGACAAGCTTTGTTCATATTTGCAGCATCACCGATGCAAGTTCCAGCAACGCTGGAGCATTCAGCGGTTAAATCGTTGCGAGTTCTTTGTGGAGGAAATTCCTTCACAAGTCTTAGACGCAATTTGTGTGAGAACACTTGCCAACCAAGGCAAGGTTAATTTAGGCGTTAACCTTGAGGTCAATCTTGAGGTTTGCCCACTAACTCAAGAGCAGATGCTCTCTATTAAAGTGAATGGACAGGAAGTTCCCGCTAGTGGGGACGACATGGACGATTATCAATGGTGGCTCTCAAATGACCTTGGCAGGAAGTTAAAGCCACTCATTGAGATGGCAATCAACTCTACTGAAGGCGATATTGCCTTCTACTACGACACCAGGGTCAACCTCAATTTGAGGGAATTACTTGAGTCCTATGGATTCAGGTATTCTCCTGACGAGGAGTCCATGAGACTTTCGTCATAGGCACAGGGGCAATTGCCCCTTTTTTTTATGTGGGCTACGCCCTCTCTAGTAATTGTAGTTAGCAAAATAGATGGTGGTTCTCATGGATTATTCAGTAATTTTCTGCTTGGTTTTAGCAGTTGGTTTAGCTGCTGCAATGACAGCGGATATCATTCTTGACATGGAAACAATTTGGAGCGACGCTGGTCAGTTTGAAGTGGTTCAAACAAACGTTATTCCGAATACTAGAATTGCCGACATTTCTTGGCTTGAATTTGTTGAACCCGAATTACCAGAGATTGAAGCTGATATAGTTCAATTAGCTAAGGAACGAATGATTCCTAAGCTTCCAATCCCTGGCTCTGACCTTTGGGCAAACCTAGATGCTCAATTTGAGCAATCTAAGTGCAAGGAACTAGATTACAACTCCCTAACAGTTAGGGAACTGAAAGGTATAGCCAAACAAAGGGCTATACCCAAATATGGCAGCATGAGAAAGTCTGAGTTGATTGCAGCTTTGCAGTCACAATAACTTCCTGGGGGTGAAATTCCCCCCGTTTGTCTTTCGCATGGACAAGGCTAACGCCTGATAGGTTTTGATGTTAGTCTTGTCTGATTATGGGGACTACAAATGCGGATACACTTGAGATATTGGAATGGGAGATACAAGAGGTAAACACGACAAAACAGAGCATCCTATAAACCAAGCTAAAATAAACCCAGTCAAAGAACCTCTTTAACAATTTAAATATTCAGTTGTCTAGACAGTGGGCTAAAACAATATAGGTAATCAGGTTTTACAACCAACTTGCAATCAGAACTTTAGAGTTCCCAACTAATTCTTTACTTTAATTGAGGGTCTCTCAACCAAGTCCCGGTTTCCCAGGTAAGGCAGAACTTTAGCCCGGTGTCCTCACGATTGCTTAAAGGACTGTTTACCAAGTCTGAACTCTATCCGGCATTTCGTCTGCTAACCAAGCCTAGTTCCTCACTAGCTCTACACTTCAAAGCCTCAAGAGCCTTACATCGTGGTGGTTTGCGTCTACTCACTCGTAGTTAGTTCAACCAAGTAAATACAATATAGCAGACTTTGTGGTTAAGTGACAAGTCTTGCAGCTTGTTGTTCTGGCAAAGCTATTTTTATGGTCGCTACGCTCCCTATATATAGTTGTAGTTAACGAGGTTTGGTTATGAGAATCACATTTAAACTGTCAGCACTGAATCGTATTCACTTGGCTGGGAAACAAGAACTCATGAATCTGGCAGAGTTCTACGAGGTTGAGGGCTATGAGGATATGAGCATGGAAATGCTAAGGGAAGCCCTTGAGGAGGTAAAGTCCTCATTAAATGAGGACGGTTACAGAGAGTAAACAATTGGAGGGCATTGTCCCTCCTTTTTTTATGGTCGCTACGCTCCCTATATATAGATGTAGTTAATTCAGGTATTGGTTATGTTGGTCTTAAGTTATTTCGATATTTATTCTTATGACCTGTCCACTCTCAGACATTTTGCAAAGCTTGACCAGATAAAGGGTTTTGAGGATATGAGTTGTGAAGAACTCAGAGAAGCTTTGGAGGAGGAAGGTCAGAGACTCGCCAGAGAAGGTGATGAAGCCTTGTCAAAGTTTGAGGAATCAAAGGAAGTGTTTGGTTAATTTCTCCTGGAGGGCATTGTCCCTCCTTTTCTTCTGTTGGCTTCGCACAACCCCTGAAACCAAGACTACAACTACGTTTGCAATATTAATACACTTAGTCTTTCAGATGACATTCTTCTAGTAGAAATTACAATGGATTATTTGCAGCCTATTAACTGTAATCAAGTTAATAACAACAAAATCACTGAGAAGACAGATTAAAGCAAGCTTAATCTACTTAATTTAAAGTAAACCAAATAACATTAAACCAAATTTGACAATCTCAGTATGTACAAAACGCCAAAGGCTTTGTACAAAACGCCAGACCGCAACTTGCTTGACTTGTACAAAGGGACAATTGGTCAACCACTATGCTTTCAGCCTATCTAAGACCACAATTGCTTGATAGCAGCATAACATTATTTAATCTGTGTATGGCTAATCGTACAATATCATAGTGAACTCAGTAATTCTACATACCTTCTCAGTAATCCGTACAAAGATATACTTATTCCCTGCTATTTTCTAATAATTAAAATAAACTAAAATCCTTTAACAGTAACGCTTTCAATTAATACAAAATAACTTTTAAATGCCTATTTCAAGCCTATCAAAATACCTTTTTAACCAACGTCTCTATTGCTACCATCAAGCAAATAAACGCTGCTCTTATATTATATATATTAGTTAATATATTATATTAATTAAATTACGCACGATATAAGAAGACTACTTTATTTGAACAGGTGTCCTATTTACAACACACCTCCGAATATAGACAGGCTATCGCCTGGTGCGCGCAGGGAAAACTTTCACCTAAAAACCAAAAGAATTTTAAACCAGCAAGAAAGTTTAAACTAGCTTTGTTAAAACAGGCTGTTAGGGTATATAGGCTGTTAGAAAAACAGGCTATTAGAAAACCAGAAGTTAGAGGGCTAGAGGGTACACAATGCTAGAAAACCTTCTGTACTGGGTTTACCCTTGCTTTCCCACCACAGAATTTCCTTCTTTGGTCTACGCCTTTGCCTTTTCCTGGGGATAAGCTTTCCGCCGCTCGTCCTCTGATTTGCCTCTATTTTTGTGTTTTAAATGCCTTTAATATCTTTCTGGGGTATTTAGTTATTAATCCAAATCCAAGAGGCTTTAACAAGGAAAATTGAAGGGATAATCTAAAACCACTGCAAAATTTTATGCAACCATTGCCTAACCCAGTCCCTAACAACCTTCCCCACATAGCCAACCTGGTTGCCGCAGACATCTTGTACCGGAAACAGATAGGCATTCGTAAATATGGTACTCCACTACAACCTTTTAACAACAGAAGTGCTTTACAAGACGCTTATGAAGAAGTATTAGACTTAGCTAATTATCTCAAGCAAAAATTAGAAGAAGAACGGATTAATCTTGACAATACAGATTACCCTGATTGGTAAGCATACAAAGTACAAGGCTAACGCCTTATAAGCAGTGAAGTATCAACACAACAGTGCTGTATATGTCTAAAGAAATAACTCAGGCTGCTGTAGTTGAATTTAACAACGCTAGAAAGTTGTTATCTGAAAACAACTTTCATGCTGTCCAAATGCTGCTTAACAATGACAGATACTGGTCTGTTATCTGGAAACTTAATGGTAAATTAACTAACATTAAAATTGGTTTGACTAAAGCCAAAGCCATTAAATTAGCAGAAGCTTTGAACAAAAAATTGAAACAATAAAGATTTTTATGGTCGCTACGCTCCTACTTTGTAGGTGTAATTTATGGTGGTTTATGTTTAAATCCTGCAATATTTGGAGCGGTAGCTCCGATGGATTAAGTGCAGCATTAACTAACTGCACTGAATTAGCTTTTAAGAAGGGAAAGCTAAAAAATCACTACCCTATTGTTGATAAAAATGGGGTTGTTTTCCCTGACGCTGAAACAGCCTATAAACTACATAAAACAGGTGACATTGTAAAGGATAGAGCAATAATGATTAGGATTATTGCTGCCAAGCTAAGGCAATACCCACGCCTTACTCACCACATTACCGCACGTGGTGGTATCGAGTGGCTACAGACCTGTAGTCATATAGTCGGGGTAAAAGGTTCAAGGTGGGAAGGCGTGGGTACTGAAAGTAATTTTATAAGTTGCTTAATTGCAGCTTATGAAGTTGTGGTTGATGAGTAATGAATTAGGTGGTGTAAAAGCCACCTATTTTTTATGGTCGCTACGCTCCTAAATTATTTAGTTGTAGTTTATTTTGCATTAAATCATGAACATCCTACGTCATAAAAACGGTTACATTGGTAATACTAAAATCGTCTATTGTGGTAGACTTAAATCCAATAAACAATGGAAATTAGGCAATCCATTTAGCTGGAAACGGTCTCAAGCCCGTTGGTTAGTTAAAGACCTAAAAGAATGCCTTGATAAATTCAAATTGTTTACTTGGGACTTAATTAATGAGCGTTGGAATAAATTCAACCCTGAAGATATTGAATTTGCCCAACAATATTGGACTCAAATGAAATCCTTAGCAAATCAAATTAAGCAGGGTGAGGTTGATGCTCTTACTTGCTTTTGTGGTGAATGGAAAAACTTTACTCCAGTTAAGGGTGTTCCCTATGAATGCCATACCCAAATATTATATGCAGCTTGCTTGTATATGATTGAGAAAGAAATTGTTTAATTGGTTGGCGTTAGCCTTGTACAAGGCTAACGCCTGATTAATTGTGAAAGAAAATTAATTGGAGAAAAGAGAATGTCTTTACCAGAGGAAATGACTTATTACTTTACGGAATGGAAGTCCGGTAATCCTTATTTTGGAAAGTTTAAATCTAAAGATTTTTCCGTAAATGGAAGATTAGAATACGAGAAAATATCTCAGTCTTTGGGATTTAAAATTAAAATTCAGCCTTTAAAAGATGAAAACTTGATAGAAAGGTTGAATCGTGAAGGGAATTTCTTTATCTAGTTTTAATCGAATAAAGGTTTTTATGGGAGGCTACGCCTCCCTTTTTTTTGTTTGTAGTTTTAGTTAATTTAATTAAAGTTTATCATGGCTTACACAACAGTTCAAGTTTCAGAATTAGCTTGCAATATCTTTTCTCAATGGGCTGTTAAGTCTGTTGATACACTAAATTTGCAACAGCTAGACTCTAATGTTTTTAAATGGGTTTTTTGGAAAGGTGGGGAGATTAAATCCATTACTTTGTTGGTTAAAGGTAGTACAAAAACTATTGAGAATCTTTACTTTCAAAAAGCTAAGTTTGGTAAAGGGTTAATTCTTGAAATGCCCAAGCATGATAGTGTAACCCATGTTCTTTGGGTTGATGTTAATAATGGTGACAGTGCTTTAGCTTCACTTGTTAACCTTTCAGTCTTATTGCAGTCTAAAACAGATGCTGATGATTTCAACTCATTCAAAACTCCTGACGGCAACGTTCATGTAGTCCCATTAGACTATCTTGAGTGCGAAAACATAGGCGTTAAAAGACGTAATTTAGCAGCTTAATACTCAATTTTCACCCATTGGTTTAATCCATTGGGTATTTTTTTATGGTCGCTACGCGACTTAGTTTGGTTGTAATTTAATTAGTTGTTTGAGGTTTATTATGACATTTCAGCCTAAAGTTAACAACTTTTGCGATGCCATTATCGCGATGAAGATGCCTGAATATTTAGAGATGATTGAGCATTTTAATTTCGGCTACGCAACAAAAGACAGAAGTGAAGTCGAAGAATGTATCCCGATATGGGATATGGCTTGTGAATTAGCCGGTAGAGGATACCGTATTTCAGACCTTTCTGGGGGGTATAAATACATCCCCCAATATTGCCCTCTAGGTTAATTTCAATTTAAGACCAGTGTAAAAGCTGGTCTTTTTTTATGTGCGCTACGCATCTTGATTTAGTTGTAGTTTAATTAGTTGTTCGAGGTTTTATGATTCAAATAACTGTGATTTCCGAAGCCAATGCTTATGCAGAAGGCTCAGAAAGGAACTGGGTTAGAAGAGAATATTATATTGAGTCCAGTGGACCTATCCCAAATAAAGATTATTTATGGGAACACCTGGAAAAGCTAAAAAAAGAAGGTAAAGTCCATTATAAATGGGCTTTGCCTCAAGACATACTCCTATTTGATGATGGGACGGCTGTGTTTACCCCTTATTTGGGAAGCATGGATTAGATATATAGAGAGGGTTTAATGCCCTCTTTTTTTTTATGGACGCTACGCGCCCTACTAGTTTTGTGTAGTTAAGTGGACGCACTTTGGGTAATTCTAGATAGCCCCTACAACGACTGTATTTAGTTCAATTTATTAGCAAAATAATCGGAGTCTGTTATGTCAGTCAAGCCTGAACTTACATTAGCTTGCTTGAAAGAGTCCCGAAAATACCAGGGGGCTAAATGCCCTATTGGTACATTCATTGTCCGTCTATACTGGAAAGATTATTCCAAGTATGTTCCTTCTGACCGAAAGTTGGATGGTGTCTATCTCCTTAAAGATACCAAAAACACATACCACCGGGTGTGTGAGTTTGCCATCACATCCCTTGAGTCTTTGGAATATCTAATAGCCAATTGCAATCCCGCTTCTGGTATTAAAGGGAAATGGTTTCAGAATCAAACGGCCTATGCCTTGATGAAGTTTCGTGGCTTTGCTAAAACTGCTTACGAATTTGTGAAGCCCATTAAAGCAGCAGTAACTCAAGTTAAAGAAACCGTTTCCAAAGTAGCTCAATCCGTTAAATTTGTTTTCCGCAGATTTGACCCGCGCCAACCTCAATCATTTGCTAAGTGCTTCACACTTGAGCAAGCCAAGTATTTGTTCGACCGTTGCCCTGAGTCTCAACGTACTCAGAAGTTTATTGACAATTATTTGGCAACTTGTGAACGCATAGCTGCTGTTCCCCAAGTTGTTTCCATAGACGATATTGCTCCTGCATTGGTTGAACAACATTCAGAAGTTCTTGAGCATATCCCAGCTTCTGACACACAAGTTCGCAGTATGATGGCAGATGGCTACAAAGCCAATGCTAGACGTTGTAAGCAATGGGTAATCGGTGTAGGTAAATCCATTCCCGGATTTGAGATTATTGTCAAATCTTCTGACAAGCGCAAAGCTGAGGTAATTATGAAACAAGTAATTGAAAATATCTTTCTTGCTGAATTGTCAGTGTCACAATTACGTGATATCATTGCAGCAAGTTAGGTGTTCCCTAGCCTAGACAGATGACTACCACTGGGGATTATCCTCCCCACTTTCCCCAGTGGTACAGGGGCGACTGCCCCATTAGAATTGAAGTATTAGCAAAATAAAAGGAGTTTCTCATGGAACGTGGTTCAGGTAGATAATTGACTGGAAGCACCCTATTCCTAGTGTTTTTATACTAAGAATAGGGGACAAGGCTAACGCCTAATTAGTAGTGAAGTGTGAAGTTTGAAATAAATTTAAATTTGGAGAATATGTTATGCAAAGACTGGTGGTTAAAAAAGAATACTACCAAATACTCAAAGATTCCTTATTGGACTCGTACCATCACGAGGTTTGCCACTTTGATGACATCAACTGTGCTATTACAAGAGTATTTCCAATTCGGGAATTAATATCCGAAGAAAGTAATAGTAGGGTCAACGAATGGAGTTGGGGAATTGTCCTCGAATTCCTCCGCCGAATAGAAGAAAAAGATGGAAGGTGGGAGCGTAAAGTTTCTTACCCTTCCGTTATAAGGGTCGTTGACCAAAAGTTATCTAGTCAGTACGAAAACTACTCCTATTTTGCACTCTGCGAATATGTGCAGAGGTTTTGGACTCTTGCTCCAACAGAAATAGGCGTAGGTGCATCTACCCCATCCGACGATTTTGTCGGGGAGGGTATATTCTACTGGAGCGATGAAGAAGGTAGGTTCATCCTTTGGGATGAGGATGCACCGACCTGGGAAGAAATCGAAGGCGTTTTTTATGAAGTGGTTGAGATACTTAATAACTACCAACCGTTGGTTAAGTATCTCGACTATACAATAGGGAACGATGAAGGGGAAACCTCAATATACAACAACCCAGGGCTAGTAATGCCAGTGGGATACGAAAACGTAACACCAGACGGTTGTGAATTTTTGATAGTAAAAAAGTTGTGAAAACTTTTTACAACTTTTTTACTAGGGTCTACATCAGAGGCAAAACACTAATCCCAAAACAACCCGCAAGCCTCACGGGGTGCAGATGGCAGGGACTCTGTATTAAGGAGTATGTCTGAAAACAAACAAGAACTTTCTCCCGTTCTAAAAGGATTTCTTAACATTGTTGTTAAGGAAGATGGAACGGTACAAATGTACCGCAATCAACAAGAGCTAATTTTAGAGTCTTGTAATTATTCGGATGATGTGGATATTTTGGGAGGCATAACCGGACTCCCAAATGTCTACGAACAATTAAACGATTTCAGTATTGCCAATCCTTTGGCAACTAAAGAAGTCCTCATCATGAAGGCCAAAGAGTTAATCCTTTATGAACAAATGCATGGAGAATAATGCAACAATTTAACATAGTTTAATTTATTAGGGGCATAATAGCCCCTATTCCTAGTGTTTTTATACTAAGAATAGGGGGCAAGGCTAACGCCTAATTAGTTGTGAAGTAAAATAAATTTGGAGAATATGTTATGCGTAATTATGTCTTTGCCATTCCAGGCAATGTTGGGTACGAGTATATCAAAGCCTCTAATCTAAAAGAGGCAGAAGATATTGCGAATGAAATATGCCGCAATCACTCCTTTTTAGGAGGGGCGGTGCAGCCTCTGGTGACGGAAGTAGGAAAATCCTACGCTGACTCGAAATAGTTTTTATTAGGGGCTACGCCCCTATTTAGTTTGTTGTAGTTTAAGTTGATTGGAGTTTGTTATGAAAGTTGAAATTATTTCTTTTAATCAGCTAGTTGATTTTTGTAAAGTTGGAGTTCAAAAAGAATTTGAATCTTGGGGCGGCAAATCAGAAGATAGATTAAGAAATGGATGTCTTGAACCTTTAGACTCTGACCAAGTTGTTGAATATGTAGATGGGTGGGCTGTTAGAGGCAAACCCCAAAACGTCGAATACTTTATCAAGCTTTTTCCAGAAGTTGACAAGGCTTGGAGTAAGGCAAAAGGGTTTGTGTCAGAGGTTGTTCCAACAATTGCTGATGACTCTTTTATAGTTTAATTTATTAGGGGCATAATAGCCCCTTTTCTTTTGTTACCTTGCGGGTTATAATAACCAATAGCAAAATAAACAGAAGTTAAAGTTATGATAGCTATTCAAATAGAAACCAAGGTTGGGCGGTGTGAGTCGTGCCACAAATTTCGTAATAACATGGAGTGGCAAGTAGAGAGTAGAGTAGTTTGTATTGACTGCTTTAAAATGCTCAAAAACCAAAAGTTAATAGATGAAGTAGTTAAACGAGTTGAGAAGTTTGAAGTAGATACAACTAAAACAGGCAAAAAAGTTAAAGAAGATAAGCCTAAAAGAGAAATAACCAACTATAGACAGACAGTATTAAACCACCTAAAAAACACTGATAAACCTTTATCTGTTAGAGAGATGTATGCAGATAGAGTATCAAGTAAAGTTACCCTGGAAAGATGGTTGAAAGTCTTACTTGCCAGTGGTGAAATAGTGACTATGAAGTCTACAGCCAGAGCCTATTACATAGATGCTGATAGAAAAGATTTACTTGATAAGTATATAGAAAGTCTTAAACCAAAGAAAAAGACAACTTTACCTGATGAAATATTAAAAAGATTAAAAAGTTTATCACGTCCATCTACTGCATCCCAAATTAATGAGGAGAAAACTTGGGTCAAAAAGTCTGTTTATACTGCACTAGTTAAGTTGGTCGAAACTGAAAAAGTTGTTTTTATTAAGCTCAATAAAGTTAAAAAAATCTATATTGACACTGACAGAAAACATTTACTTGATGAATTTAACCAATATAAAAAGATAGATGTTTTAGGTGGGAACAGAAAAAAAGCCTTAGATTTTATTAATTCAAATAATAAAGTTACTTATATAAAAGATTTAACTAATGTATTAAGGGCGGATAAAAGTACATCTTTAAGGGTGGTTCATGAACTCATAGAATTAGGGTTAGTTAAATGCGCGAAGGGTAAAAGACACAATGCCGCTTTGGTTATTGTGCCAATCAATAATGAACATCTACTTGAACAATTTGAATTTGTAACTTACGACTCAACAGAAAACATATTAAGAAGGTTTATGGAAGAAGGTAATGCGGTAACATTAGACCAGTGTTATTCTGTTGTTGGTTGCAAGTCTGGTAGTGGTGGGACTAGAAGATATGTTCGGAGGCTTTTAAAAGAATGGAAGTGTGAAATATCTGAACTAAATGGAGTTAAAACTTACCGTTTATCTTGCCTCTATCCTCTTTCTGACCCCAGCAGCTTGTAACGCTATCGCAGAGGCATCTAAGCAGTCATCATGTGATTTACTTCCAAAGTTTACAAGCTCATCTATAACTTCATCTTTGAGTTTGAACTTATATTTATTATACCTCACCACCCCAGATGCGTAAGCCCCACTGATTGATAGGAGATGGGCTAACTTATCTCCCTTCAGTCTGTAGGGGTAACAGTTGATGTCATATAAACCTTTTTCGTTAACAACATAACGTTGAAAGTCTCCCTGCAAAGATGACTGATAAGCTACTGACTCAACGTAAATGTTGAATGGTACACCATCTTCATACCATTCTTCATACATTCCCAATAAGGCATCTAGTATCTGCAAGTTACCTTGCCATTTACCTCTACGGTAATCAAGGAAATAAAATTTACCATCCAATACTCCCAATAACATCATCACTGTGTAGTCTGCTTTCTGTTTTAAACTAGCAGCTAAATCTACACCAACAACATAATTATCAAACTCAGTGGGAATGTTTTCAAAGTAAATCCATCCTGGTTCTAAACCAATATCTTCCAGTGGAACAATTGTATTCTGGTATTGGTAGGCAAACGCCAAGGGGTCTTCTTGTCTACGTCCTTGCAAAACTTCTAGCTTTAACCATTCTTCCCAAAAGCTATACTCATTTCCCTCTTCATCTATGAGTATTGCGCTTTCCTGAATTTGATACCATCCCTTGTCAGGGGTAAAAGCAGTGCAGTGAATATCATCAGGACGGAATCTAGTACCCAAAGAAAGTTTACGCCCTCCTGGTAGCAACGTAGGGTTAATAGAAGATGATACCAACTTTTCTAGCTTAACCCTGGCTTCTCCTGTAGCCATTTCATCTACTGATTTAATTAAGTCATCAAAAATTACTAGGTTAAAGCGTTTACTGACAATACCACCCTTTACGCCAGCAGCAATCATGGTAAATCTCTCAGTACCACTAGATTTAATACCAGCGTAACTAAAATCTATAGCCCAATAGCTGTCAGCCCATCGGTGTTTTGCTGGGATAACTGTAGGAAATACTTCTTGGTATTCTGGACTACTTATAATATCTTTTATAGCAGCAGATTTAGCACGAGCTAATTCAATACTGTTACTTACATATAGTATTTGTAATACTCTTTTAGCTAATGCGTGTTTACCTATAGACCAAGCAAGAAATAGACCCAATACTGTAGACTTAGCACTTCCGCGTGGGGCGAGTAAATCTATGTCTACACCTGCTATACCTACAAGATTCTCACTATCTTTTCCTGTAATCCAATGTTTTACCCACCCCAGATGGTGTTTGGCTAGAACAATAGGACGCTCAGAGTTACGGGTAACATATTCACAGAAGAATGGAAACTCATTCTGTGCTTTTACCATTTCTTCTGATGGTGCTGTAATCATAGCCTCACGAGCTTTATCTTTAGCTCGTTCTCTAGCAGCATCCCGTTGTGTTCTTAGTAGTTGATTAGCCATTGGTTAGTAGTATCATAAATAAAGGGGTTAACACCCCAGTAGCAGTGATGTAGTTAAAAGATTAAAATGAAGTTAGCTTTATTGGATAAAGACGGAACTCTTGTCATTTCAGCAGAAGAAAATGGTTTTATTAATAAGCCAGAACAACAAATCATTAAACCTGGTTCTTTGGATTTAGTAAAAAGATTGCTGTCACAAGATTTTACTTTAGTAATTGTCTCTAATCAAGGTGGTGTAGAAAAACGTTTTAAATCTTTGGATACAGTGTTTGATGAAATGATGTATTGCAATAATCTTTTTGTTAAAGAATTAAATATGCCTGTGTTTGAAAGAATTTACTTTTGTCCAGATTTTCAAGGAAATACCTGCTATGTTGGAGAAATATCCGGATATTCAACTCATAGTCAGTCATGGATTGGTGGGAAGCCTTGGGATTTATCCAATACTTTATCTGCTCAGAAATTAGGGACAAAAGGTAAATTCAGAAAGCCTTGCTCTGGGATGTTAGAACAAGCAATATGGTATTACTCAAAAAACTCGGTGGACAAAAACAAACTAGAAAAAGTAATCATGATTGGTGACAGAGAAGAAGATAAACAAGCGGCGGAAAATGTTCAGATTCAGTTCTACTGGATTGAAGAGGCAATAAGTATGGTCAATATTCTGCCTCTTCAATAACTAACATGGCTGCCCTAGCGGCCTCTGAAATTGCCTCATAAATGAGAGGATTATCCTTGAATGTTTCTAGGATTTCCTCTTTCATCCTATAAGCACCTGCAAATACTAAGTCTTTTTTATCCTTGATTTGCTGGAATTCAGAAACAATTTTTAAAGTGTTGTTCTGTTCCCTGGCAGCAGCAGGTATAAACTTTAGGATTTCAGATGGGGGAATTTTAGACCAATCAGTTTCTTCTAATTGCGCTACCCCTTTATCCAGAAGTTTACCCATAGTAGCTCCTACCTTACGAGCTAAACCTAAAGACAAGTCAGCACCTTGATATTTCTCTAGGTCTTTATTGTAATCTTGTGCTAACGTTCCTACTTTTTGTTTAGACCTTACCCAGGTTTTTACATAGGTAAAACCAAACACAAAAGGAGTGTCGTTTTCCTTTCCCCAATCAATTAAAGTTTGGTAAATTTCTTTCTCGCTGGGAGTAGGGGAATACACAATCTCCATTATCATTGAGAAGATTTCATTAGGGAGATTGTCTACATATTCTTGTACTGATTCTACTTTTTGATTTGTCATAGTTTAGTTTTAGTCTTATAAAGTATTATATTTGTAAGGCTAACGCCTTAATAATGGTGACGTAATCAAGGAATTAGAACTTGTGTTGTTAAGAGAAATCCCACTCAACAAAACCCAAACAGTATACCCTTTTCCCTGGTTGCAGGCTAGGGAGCAAAACAATAATGACCCTTTAGCCACAGAACTTCTTGATACTGATGTTTCAAACAAGTTTGTTTACAGTGGGGGGTTCTTGATATATTTTCAGCCCTCTGGTAACTGGATAGTTGTAGCTGAAACAAAATATCCATTTTCACCTAAAGGTTGGATTGTTAGAAATTGGGAATACTGGAATAAGGCGATTAATAATGCCGATTCAATAATCAAGAATGAAGAAATGAGGGAGTTAATAGATTTTCAAGATTACTAGATTTAATTGAGGGAGGTTATTACCTCCCGTTTACATTAACTTCTAGCCTTAAACCTATTAAATCTATTACTGCCACTGTTAAACCGATTAAATTTATTACCACCACCAAAGAAAGCACTATTAGCAGCTTGTCTAGCAGCATTGGTAGTTTCAGTTCTCATTTGGTAATCTCTTTCCATAGTCTCGTCAGCAGCACGCTCTCTTTCTGCCCTATCTGTGTTACGAAAAGCGTAGTTATCATCAGCCAGTTGTTTTTCAAAACCAAATCGCTGTTGACTCTGACGACGGGTTATTTCATCATCAACATTAGCTTTTCTAATTTGAAACGCATAGCCATCATCAGCTAAGGTCTTTCTAAAACCAAAGTCTTGGTCAGCTTCTTGTCTTCTAAAGTCAAATGCCTGTTGACCTAGTCTCATGCTATTTTCCAATTGTTGCTGTGCTAAATCCTTTGCTTGCTGGTGTTGCCTTTTTTGTTGACTGTTCCCAAATAATCCACCAACAACACCGCTTGCAAGCCCACCCAATAAAGCTCCAAAAAAACCAATCATACTCTACCCTTTCTTTAATTCCAATACTTAAAGTTATACGGATTACTTGACAAGAAAGAGCTATATATTTGTGCTGCTGCTTGACTGCTAGAAGCTCTTTGTTTGTTCATTGAGTCTAATATACCTAAACCAGCGTTAAGATAAAAATCTTGTTTGTTCTTTTCTTTCTGGTTTGCATTTTTCTCTCTTTCTACAAAGTAGTTTGCATCGGTTTGTTTATTCCTTGCTTCAGCATCTCTATCAGAAGCATATTTACTAGCATCAGCAGCAGTAGTAGCACCAAATTTACTAGCCTCAGCAGCAGTAATAGCACCAAATTTATTAGCATCAGCAGCAGTAGTAGCACTAAATTTACTAGCATCAGCTTGTGTTTTTGCAACTTCTACATTACCCCCACTAGTAATCTCTGCTATTTTTACATTACCCTGACTAGTAATCTGTGCTGTTTTTACATCACCCTCTGTTCTTACTCTTTGCACCCCTAAAGTGGTATCGTTTATTGATTTTTGCAGAAAACGTTGATTGGCAAAAGAAGCTGCTTGGGACTCTTTTGCTAAATTGCCATAAAATGTTCCCAGTTCTTTTTGGCGGTTAAACAACTCCTGTTGATATCTAAGATACTGCTCCTCAATATATTTATCTTGCGGAGTTGGTGTGTATCTTGTCTGAGACGATTGAGACGGTGGTCTTACTTTGGGTGGTTGAGGTCTAGCTTGAGTAGTTTTTTTAATTGTGGTTTGTTTTGGAATAGGAGAATAAACTCTTTCAACAACATTACCTTTGGGGTCTATTTTTACTTCGTAGTCTCCCATCCTAGACCGCTTCCATCCTCTAGCTTTTTCTAGAGCTTCTAGTTGTTTATTCATATTTTACCCCTATTCTATCTACACTTTTCTGAGTAGAATAACTTGTGTCTAAACCTGTGCTAGTTGGCGCATCATAAGAGGAAGATTTACCTTTACCTTTTTTAGCTTGCCACATTTTAGATTTGTTTAAAGCTTGTTCTTTGATTTCCATTTCTTACCTTGCTGCTTGATAGATTTGTGCAATGCTATTAGCTACAGATTGAGGCATCTCAGCATACCTTGATAACAAATCAGATGCTTGCTTTGCTGTAAACTCAGTCATGTAGTTGCGACGGTTAATGTCATCACGCTTTTTGAAGACCTCGGCAGCTTTGTCTTCGTTGCGCTGCCATATTCTGTTTTCGTAGTCCTCCATTTCCTGCCGACTACGAAAGCCTTTCTGATAGATTGCTTCATCGTAAGGGTTGTAGATTTTTAGATTATCTTCAACCCTAGCGGTCTCGTTGTTTTGCTTTATTTGCTGTTGACTCATTCTGTTTCGTCCATCAAAATCTGTGTTAAACCCTACAGTGTTAGCAACAGCGTCAGCACCACCAGCAAGAACTCTACCAACACCTTTTGAGAGTTTAGCACCAGTTAGTTGGTCGCCAACAAGAGCTAATGCAGCACCAGCTTTTACTACATTATTGCCAGGAATAGCATTCCAGACTCTACCAATATTATTTCCAGTGGTACGAAAGCCTCTACCTATGGCTCTTCCTATGTCACCTGGAACTTCTCTCGCAGCCCAGCGAGCAGCCTCTTCAGGCGTTGCACTTAATAATGGGTCAGCTTGAAATATAGCCTTATTCCTAGCGTAATCGTAAGGAATGTCTTTTAATTCATTGCCAATATTAAGCACGGTGTTACCACCAGCAACAACCACGCCCCCTTTAACAATCCAGCCAACTATATTCCCGTTATCATCAACCTCTGCAATATCGCCTGTTCTTTGGTCTTGTACATATTGAGACATATTATTTTTAACTCCTGTATTTTTACCCCTGACAGTTTCATCTAATCTATCAGCAGTCCATCCCCCGGCAAAGCTACCTAAACCTTGTGTTGCTAATGAAGTACCCAATCCTGCAAGTCCACCGATAGCACCACCAGCAAGTGTTCCTACTCCTGGTGCTAAGGCAGTACCAAGGGCAGCCCCAACCTTAGCACCAGCAGCAGTGGCAGCACCAGTGGCGGCTAAACCACCAAGGGTAGAACCTACAGCACCAACACCAGCCCGAATGTCATCTTCTCCCTCTTCTTTCCCGCTTTGGTAGTCTACAAAACCACCAACTACAGGCATACCATAATTGAATGCTCTACCTGCTATCCTGCCAAAGTTACCCATAATATTGTTCCTCTTCAGAGCGTGGTAACATTTGCATAGCCGTTGGTGCTAAAAACATGGCATTTACGCCTAGGTTTAAAGCATTACCAACATTGTTCCTAGCAAATTGCCCTGTGTGTGCTGCACCCCTACCTATCCGATAAAGGATTTCATTTTCATCCACAGGTATTTGACCATTAGGCGCAACAAAAGTTGCGTACCATCTAGCAGCATCTTCTTGTGCTTCTGCCATATATTTAGCAGCGTCATCAGCAGTGAAATTATTAACATTCAATTTTCTAGCAACTGCTTTGGCAGCACTGTCAACATACTCCTCACCAATTTTTCTAGCCATTTGACTACGGGCAATGTCATCAGCTACAGAAGCAAATCCTCTTCCTACACTTCCCCAGTTCATTGATATTCCTCCATTCCAGGTTGCCGATTAAGAAAGTCTTGCAATGCTTGATAGGTTAATATCTGTTGGGCAGTGCGGTTAGTGGTGTACTTCATAAACTTATCCCGCTCTTCCTCATTAAGTTCTGGTATTTGAACTTGGTTAGACTGCTGTATTCCAGGTTGTATTTCCAGAATAGGTTGATTAGTTCCTTGAGTAACTTCAACAATTCTTTGAGGTGGTTGTTCGATATACTCATCAGGTTTTAAATTAGTTAATCCCATTGAGAGGAAATCAATAGCACCCCCTACTGGATTACCAATTAAATTATTTACTACAGTACCGCCAGCTAACGCAGCAGCAGCACCATAGGGATTGTCAACTGCAAACTCTAGGGCATTACCAATGCCAGGTTGTTGTCCTAACCAAAAAGATGCTTTGTCAGCATTACCATAATACTCTTGAGGAATATGAGGACGGGTAGCATACATTCTTCCGTCCTTAATGGCATTTCCATACCTTTTAAAAGCAACTTGTGGGTTTATTTCTCTACCAAATATTTGCATAATTATTACTTCCTGAACCCTGCTATTCTTCCTGTTCTAACCAACTCCCTACCTGCTAACAGTGCAGCCCCGGCGGCTAACGCCCCACTAGGTGTGACAGAATAACCCATGACTGACAACTCTGGTCCATTAATTCCATCCATAGTTCCTTTAATTAATCCCCCAGTGGCATCTCTCAGGAAGTTATCATCTTTATTACGTAAATAGTCCTGATACTTCTGATACTGTTCATAGGGGATATCAGTCCGCTCCTGTCTAAATTGCTCCCAAGGAAGTAGCTTACCTCTTTTACCTAACAATCCTCTATCAATTAATAACTCGGACAGCGGTGATGTAGAAATACGTGGGTCATTCTCATCAGGATTAATAGCTTGATATCCTGCAACCCTACCGCCTTCACCCAGGTTAAATGGGTTATAAATTTGAGAGCCTAATTCTAATCCTGTAACAGCAGCAAATGGAACTACGACCTTTGCCATCCTACTTGCATCTTCACCTAAGAACTTAGAACCGTGAGTACCCACAAAATCCGCAGGGTGTATAGTCCATAAGACTTGACGACTGCCATTCCCTATTACGTCACCTGCTACTCTACCAACCCCAAATCCCACTCTACCTTCATTTTGTAGATGGGCATATTGACTTTCAGGTGCGCGATTCCAAGCTACTGATGCAGAACGTCCAGGATGTTTACCAGCCTCTACGGCATAATCAAACCCTCTCTTAGTTCCATGCCACACATTACCCCACCAACTACCAGTATTAGCCGCTTCTTGTGCTTCTTTGAAAGCCTGTGCGTCTGCTGCCGCTTGTTGATTTCTTATAAAATCTTCCATCTGTGGGATGAAGGGTTGGTCTGGTGTTTCCCCTTGAGGATATTTAACATTGTGATAACGATAAGTATCTTGAGGTATATCACGGTTAAACTCTTCCCCATCAAAGTCATAGTTACCACCACCTGTGGGGGGTTTAGGGGGAATACTCCCACCACCTCCACTCATAGGAATACCGGAAGAAGTAGATACAGCTTTACTTCCAGGGTAAACACTACGATTAATACCACTCTCAGGAGTCCCTTCTGGTATGGGTAGTGGGCTATAGGATACGGTTTCTGGAACTACACTAAACCCCGGCTGTGTTGATAATACGCTCACAACGTCTGGGGCAATTGCCCCATTATCTGTAGGGATAGTTGTTACAGTTCCCGGAACTTCTTGGGGGGTAGGTTGGGATTGTGAGTTTAAAAAGAGATTATCTAAATCATTTAAGATTGCTTCGGATTCAGAATTATCGGGAAGAGGAGACGATTGTACAAGAGGGGTTTCAGGAATGGGTTGACTTACTACACCTTGAGGAGCATTGACTTTCCTGGATTCTAAATACGATTGGATTTCAGGTTTGAGAGCATACCTACCTCTTTCTCCTAGTGTTTCATCAAAAATTGCATACTTCTTTGGGACTACCCTATTTCCTTCAGGAGTTAATACTTGAATTAACCCTCTCTTTTTTAGTTCATCAAAGAAAGCATTTCCTTTTCCTCTGAACTGCTCTCTCATTGCTTGCTCCTCTTCTAAAGGGATAAAAATATCACCTTCAATTCGCATTGCACCTTGAGGAGCTTTAGCAGAACGTCCTTGAGAATTAATCGGAGCATTTTCAGGAACAAATTCCGTATCTATGTCACCATATGATATTGCTTCTTCAACTCTTCTTCTTTCTGGTTTGTACCCAAATCTTTTAGCTTGTCTTTCTATTTCTAACAAATAGTTTTTTTGTTCTGCATTTCTCATTGCCTGTGCTTCTACTAATTGTTCAGCGGCAGGAAGATGCGAGAAAAACTCATCATAATGAGAAGCGGGTAGCTGAACAAAGTAATCATCAAGCTGCTGTTTTGTCCCACTCAGCCATGCGGCAACGTCATCAGCAGATGTAAGTGTTGGTATCCTAAATGTCATATTATCCTTCTTCTTTAATCCAATTACTTGCCATTAACCAAATACTTCTAACATTTAAGTCACCACTACTAAGAGATTTTAATTCCTTATTAGTAGCATTACTGTAATCAACTTTGAATACTTTACTTTCCTCTATTTGATTATCATGTGATGGTAACTCTAGTGGTTTTCTATCATCACTATCATCATCAATAGAATGAAGATGAGTAGATGCAGCATAAGCACCAATAGCTAGTTGATATTCTTCCTGAGTAATATTTAATTGTCTACATATTTCCTCTACAGTAACTGAATGGATGGCTATTCTTTTAATGTCTGCTATTAACTTTTGCATTGACTGACTAAGCCTAATTAACTTAGACCTATCTCTAAGATATTGCAATATCTTTCCTGATATTCTAGGGACTGCGTAGGAAGAAAACATAATTCCTTTATAGGGGTCGTAATCTTCTACTGCTCTAATCAATCCTATAAACGCTTCTTGTGATAAGTCATCAAAACTTTCATTGCAGTATAACTTAGCTGTATGTGCAGCTTTATAAGCTAATCCTTCATTGAGCATTACTAATTTATTTCTAATAGTAATAGACTTTGTTTGTTGATACTTCCTGAAAAGTTCTATTGACATAAACTTTTTAGACTCCCTAACAAAGATATCTGCCAATCAGCAAATTCATTATACGCATAGAATGTAGTAGCAATGGATTTCGTATGAGGGTGATTTTCACTTAGTAGAGTATTTGCATTTAATTTAGGAGAATGAGATTGATAAAGTTGTTCTACAGCTTCAGCAATAAACAGAGGTATTTCTAAGCTGGTTACTTGATAAGTCTGGTATATTGAAGTGATATCTCCTGACTTAATTTTGTATCTTAATCCTGATGTAATCTCAATTACTTTACCCCACTTAACGCAGGATTCTTTTATAGATACAAAATCACCGACTTTAAATTCTAAGTTATTAGGCTTAGGTGGTTTAATCTCAGGATTAATCATCTCAGCGTAAGCTCTTTTAATATCTGATGTAGTGGGAGTTTCATTGCATTGTTCTAAAGCTTTACGCCACACATTAGCTCTTAACTCTACATCTTTTATTTGTCCTAATAATCTAAGAACGTAATCTGTTTTAGGAAGCAAGGTATCATCATCAAAGTAAATGCGAATACTTTCACAATCTTGATATGCCTTAATAGCTCTACTTGCAGTAGTAGGATTAATGCCTAAACCTAACTGACAATAAGACTGCCAACTATTGTATTGTTCACGGTAGAGTCTTCTTTGTTTGAGGGTATGTAAGTCTCTGCCTGTGTCTATAAAAAACCTTTTTGTGTTCTCTATAATTCTTGTTTCTAATTTTTGTTTTAATTCCTTATCTTCATCAGCCAACGGAGCTACAGGTTTACTTTTGTTTCCATCATTAAGAAGTGATTGAAACCAACTCCACTCTTCGTTAGATATATTTTCTCTAACCCTAGAAGTTATCTTAGCTAAATGAGTTTCTTCCAACTCTGACAGTTCCGTGATAACCGATTTAGCCAAGCCTGTATTCCTATTAACAATAGCTATTCCCAAGCTGTTGCTCAGTTCCGTACATTTATTTAGTTCCATTGTCTAACCAACCACTGTTTATTTTGCTTGCTCTATGGTATAATATATTCGGCAAAATAAACAGGTGAGTTATGAAAAAACAACAACTTGATAATAGATATTTAGTTACCTCTAGTGCAATTAGATTAGACACACAAACTAATAACAACAATATAAAAAAGAAAATAGATTTTCCAGTAAATGCGTTGCTTGGATTCGGTAGTTAAACCATCAAAAGTATAGGGGCGATTGCCCCATTAATAGTGAAGTAATTTGTGAAGTAATTATGACTGAGGAAAATGAAGTTAGGGTATTTAGTAATGGCAGTCAATATAGTGACTGGACTGCAAGTAATTGTGATAGATGCAAAAAAGCAGCACCCCTTTATGAAGATTCTACCTGCCCTATTGAGTTAGCACTTTGTGAGGCATTGTTATCTTGCGGTAAAGTTACTCAAGAGATTGCAAATAGAATGGGGTATGTAGACCAAGGAAAGGATGTTTGGATGTGCAAGGAAGTCGAGTGGACAGAGGAATGGAAGTCTGAAGTCTTAGCAAGGAAAGATGCCAAAGTCAAATCTTGAATTAAAGTTTGAAGAACTATGGCTTACTCTTTATCCTAGCATTGATTTAATAAATGAGTTTAAGCCTGTTCCTAAACGCAGATTTAGGGCAGACTATGCTCATATTAACTCTAAGGTTCTCATAGAAATCAATGGTGGTACTTGGGGTAAAGGTGGGCATAGTAGCGGAGGTGGGATAGAAAGAGATTATATAAAAAATAACCTTTGCCTTTACTATGGTTATGTCACATTTCAGTTATCAAATAAAATGATAACTGAAGAGTGGTTAAATATAATAGCCGACACCATTAGAGGTAGAGAGGCTTTTAATCTTGATTATCTCAAGTCCTAGTTTATTTATCCAAACTACTCATAACAGTAGTGAACCCGCTATATTTTCCTTGATAGGGAATAGTGGGTTTTTCTGTTGAATGAATGATTAGCTGACCTATTCTCAATTCTGGGTAGATAAACACTGGTTTTTTTGTGGAGTAATTCTTTAATTCCAAAGTCAATACTCCATGAAATCCGTTATCTACCCAACCTGCTAATGCGTGAGACAATCCTTCTCTAGCTCTAGAAGATTTTAACTTTAACTCTATAGCAACATTATTTGGAACTGTTAAATATTCTAGAGTTTCTGCCAGCACAAATTCATTAGCATCTAAGATGTAGGGATTTTCTTTTGTGTGATGAGAAATGTTTACAATTTCATTATCAATAATTAGATTATTCCCTAACCTAATATCTAAGGAAGATGGATTAATTAAAGATTCATCATAGGGTTTAACAAGTCCTTTCTTACAAAGAGATTTGATTTGATGGTCAACTAATACTGTCATGGTAAACTTAGTTTATTTTGCTTGCTTTAAATAATAACATAACTCAGGTTTAAACTAAAGAAGGTTTTTATGGACGCTACGCGTCCTAGTTATAGTTTTAGTTCCTTCGGAGTTAGTATTCTTTTGGGATTGTAAATAAAGAAGTTTTTTTTATTGGTGCTACGCACTTATTTTTTAGTTATAGTTTTAGTTAGCGTAGAGGTGAATTATGTATAGAACTTTGATGAAAAAGCAACAATTGATTGACGATTTAAGAGATGCAACTTTGATATCAAAAGCATTAAGCCTTCCCATGTGGAAACAAAGGCAACTGTTCCAGTTTGCAGAAAACCTGAATGATGGAAACAAAGTCATGAGTATTTCAAATACTGGATTCAATTATTATCATCACCAGCTAAAACAAATCCATAAATATGTATTCATGGAAGGATGCACCTTTCCTCAGATGAAAATACAAGGCTAACGCCTAAATAGAATTGATTTAAAATAACTCACTTTGATTTGACTTAGGTTGAATTGAAGTGAGTTATTTTTATGTGGGCTACGCGTTTTTGTGGAATTGTAGTTAAATAATTGAGTTGAATGTATGATTACTTTAGTTAGACCTTACCACCCTTCCCATAAGTTGATTCAGAAACAGGAGATTTCAATAAGTTCTGAAGGTACATTTATTGATTACTATCTTCCGTCAGATGATGACGGAGCTTACTATTACAGCCCAAGAATGAAGGCTTGGGTTTTAAGCGTAGAAGTCGGTTGGTAAGGGATGTACAAGGCTAACGCCTGATTAGCTTTGAGTTAAGTTTTGAGCTAAGTTCAGTACAGGAAAGTTATGAAAAAACAAAAGGCTTTTCCATTAAAGAAAGAGGAGGGTGTAGCAATATACTTTCCAGTAAAAGGCGGGAAATTTAGAATGACTCACTTCCATCGAAGCCCTACACTTGCATGGGGCGAATTCTGGGTTTTGAGGTTGATGAGGTTGATTGGCAAGGCTAACGCCAATTAACTATGAATTAACTCACTTCAATTTGACTTAGGTTGAATTGAAGTTAGTTATTTTTTATGTTCACTTCGTGCTGATTTAAACAAAAACCCCTTAGTAGTTAGTTTGGTCGCTGTCTACTAGGGGGTCTTTTATCTAACATAGAAAGTCTAATTCCATGCCTGAACTTATTCTAAAGCAATACGACCTGGTTAGTCAACAGTGGCTACCAGAGCATTGCAAGTCAACTTACCACAACACAATGTTGGGGCATTTGTTCCCCAACGTTAAGTTCGCTATTGGGGATGTTGGTGCTTTGTTAGCTAACGAGAATCCTGACTTAGAATACATCTCTGAAGTTCTTGACAAAGGCTTTGAAGAGTATGTATTAGTCGGTGGTAGTGGTAGTAGAAAACAAGGCAAGGCAATCTACTCAACATCAGAGTTTGACTGTTTTACCAGATTTTTTGGTAGCAATATGAATGCTGCCAACTACGGTTCTAACTTAACAACTGAATGTAAGTTGATTAAGGATATCAGCATTAAGCTGCTAGTAGTTGATGACGGTGATAGCAAGTCCCGCAAGTACCGCACAGGTGATTGTCACGGGAAATGTTCTGAGAAGTTTGCTATGGAGTTTGTGGATTCCATATTCAATCCATTCCAGTTTAGGGCTTTCAATATCAACCCTGATTGGTGTGCAAAGGGTACGATTGCAGTTGGTTTTAAGAAAGGTAAGTATGACCTTGTTTTACCTACGTCCTGTTTTAAGGGCAATAAGGTTAAACCTGGGGAGTATGAGTTGGCTAAGTTGGCTTTTGGTGTGGTGTTTAAGTCACCATCCCTAAAAAGGTGGACCGAGACTCACGAAATTTTAGGACTTGAAGTTGAACATGAAAGGTCTGGTTACGACTTCCGTAAGTCTAATCTTTCATATTCAGTAGTGCAGTTTCTGCCTTGGGATGCAGTGTGGGAAGACATAGTTCCCAATGCACAAAAACAGGCACAGGAACTTAACACCCTAGCCAGCAACCCTCAGAGGTTGTTAGATTACCTCCTGCGGAAAGGAGATGAAGGTAAAGGTCAAGAGAAATCTCGGTTAAGTCAGACTTTAAAATCTGACGTACACGGTCAGCTATCTACCCACCCATGGGCTATCAAGGCAACTATGGGAATGTTGAGTAGAAGATGGCGTGAGATTGCTACATCAGGTGGAATGAAGTTTAACTCATCTATGGTGATGCCAGATGAGGAATTACCAGATAACTCCTGTTACGTTCCAGGGTTAGCAGATGGTGAAGAGGTAATCGTATTTCCCTATCCTTGCCGTTGGAAGTACGACATCAAGGTATGGACAAATCACATACTCCCTAAGTGGGAACAGATGGAGGGGGTTATTGTAGGTAACTGCAATACCCTAATGAAACTTGGTAGAGATACCGACGGCGATTTTCTTATGTGGCTACCAGGCTCTAACTTGCCTCACGTAGCTCAGGCAGTCAAGAACTTCGGTGAACCTGACTTAGACCAGGCAGGACTCAAGCCTAAGAAGATTCCCATTGAAGGCACTCTAGGACAAATTCTGGTTAAGAGTATGGAAAACTTAACTGGTCTGATAACCTACTACATAGCCAAATCCTGGGCGTGTAAGAGGGAAGACTTTGTTTTCCAGTTAGTTCCACAACTTCAAGCAGCAGTTGATTCCCTCAAAGGTGCATTACCACCTGACAGAAAATTAATAGGTTCTATTGGTAATGCACTCAAATCTCAACGAGTTGACTGGTTGAAACAGGTCAAGGATGACGACTGCTACCTATTCTACCAGATGTCATCACGGAGTAATGATACTGTAGGACTGTTGATAGCAGAGGTCAACAAGCTTTGGGTTAAGCCTGAGTTGAAGGCAACTAACCTTAGACCATTCAATGTTTTATTCTCACACCTCAATCCTAGCAAGAAGTGGATTGAGAGGGCTGAGGTTGTGTCTAACGAATATTCATCTGCCATGTATGCTGCCGGATTAGAACAACGTAGGTGGGAAAAGGCTAATCCAGGGAAGAGAGTTCCCAGAATTATTAAAGAGCGTAGGTTATCCTCTCAAAAAGATATCTGCAAATACTATGAGGGGATACTTAACCATTTACCCCCTGCACAGAGGATGATGGCTGTAGCCGCTTTCTGGGACGTCAAACACAGGAACAACAAAACGGGGATTCCCAATCCTCAAGCAAAGGAGCATGAGGACAGGGTAGGCATCTCAACTAATATCTGTTTTCTATTAGGTATAGAACAGATATGTGAACAAATTAAGACTCTCAGAATTGACAAACTAAATATAGTAGGACGGCTATATTCAGATTTTCGTGAAATAGTCTTCAAAGGTGAGGCTATTGTCATGAAGATTGAGTCAGGCATTGGTAATGACGGCAAGCATTACTTCATTGCTAAGTCCAATGGCTATAGCATTGGTGTAGTCCCAGTTAAGGACACGCCACCTATTAAATTAGGAGATGAAATTACGGTTCATCTTCACACAAGATTTGATAAGGTAGGACATCCAAGTTACAACGAAGCTTACGTTGTAAAGTAGAATAGGATTATTCCCTGGCTTAATTGCTGGGGATGCCTACTTTATTTTTTTTTTAACATGAACCAACAACTGAACCAACAATCAAACCAATAACCGATTAGCTAAAGAGCAGTGGATTGAAGTTGCGTATGAACATGGTCAAGTAATTCCTTTGCCATCTGAAATGTAATGGACTTCATAGGAACTCTAGCAACAAATTAATTTAGAGTTTCTATGAATAATGAAATTGAGTATTTAGTATCTCAGATGACTCCTGGACAATTAAATGCTTTCATCAACCAATCATTTCCTGATTTAGTTGGTGGGAACTTTATGTTTAGACAGGGGCAAACTGAACAAGATAAAAAAAGAATTGTAGCAGATAGATTATCTAAAGCTGTAGCCAGTCCTGCTGTGGATGCTACTCAAGAAGCCGTACTTAATAGTTTAGGTAGGTACGTTAGTCCAGAAGTTCAACAATCTCAACAATCTAGAACAGCCAACGTTGACAGCTATCCTAGCTTTGATGACGAAAGCTACGGTGCTGTTCCTGGAAGTTATGACGATTTTAATTACGATTTATTAGATGATTCAGCTTATATTCCATCAGCAGGTATTCAAAAAAGCACTGGAGCTTCACAAGCACCGTTAGATATAGCAGGTGTCCAGAATGCTATTGCACAAGACCCTAATTGGCAACCAAGAAATGATTATGAGAGATGGGCGTTAGGGTTTATAAGAGGTGAGGATTCAGGTGTTAATCCTACCGTTGTTCCTGTAAATACTAATAGAACTGCTGGGATTCAAACGCCTAAAACACAAGGTGAGAAATATCAGTTCAATGTATTAGAAAATAGAGAAAACAGAACTGCAAATATTCCGAATATTCCTATACCTAAACCAGTTGGTATTAAAACAGATTTGCTAACTGGTTTGGTTTATGACTATAACAGAGGGTTGGTTTTCAACCCTGTTACTGGCGTTACTCAAAAGTTAATTAGTGATGGTAGAACTATTCCTACTAAATTAGAAATTCCTAATTTAATTCAAGGTGAACAAAGTAATTCTATTCCTGTACCATCAATACAGCCAAATATAGGATTTAACGTCAATGAGAACCCTGAATTTGCAGGTGATGGCAAATTTTTTATTCAACAAGGTAATCAACTTACTCGTACTACTCCAGGAGTGTCTTACCAATCAACAGCATTATCGAGCAATAATAATAGCCAATATAAAGACATATGGCACGCACCTTTAGCTATTAAAAATAATTCCACTTTAGCTGAGTACACTAATCTCTCTCCACAAGCTAGACAATATTTAATTGATAGACAATGGAATAGAGACAAAGAAAGAGCCTATATTCAACAACAACAAGAAGTAGGTAATCAAATAACTGATGGTGAAGGTAGGTTTTTTGATACTGCTAGTTACATTGCTAACAGAGATAATTCAGTTCCCTATCCTAGAACTATTGGCATAGCACCAAGAATAGCAGGGGTAAGGCAAGAATACTCTCCAGAAGTAATGTCCAGGATAGGACAAGGTGGGTTTTTAAATAATGCTGGTTCTATTAAACTACCTAATACTTGGATAGATAAAGAAACTAATCAGAGGGTGTTTAGTAAAGGTAGGGGAACTCCCGCCACTATTGTTTACACAGGTGACAAAGAAGGTAGTGCAATCCCAAGTATTTCTATTCCTAGAATTCAAGGAGGTGGGAATGAATTAATTAGCTTTGAGGATGCAGTTAAACGTCAACTAATTAGTCCTGAGCAATACAATAATTATATTAATCAAGCTGCTCAAACTAAGTTCATTCCTGCTGGTAACATGGATAGTTTTAATAGAGATAATATAAAACTCTATGAGACTACAGATAATCAAGGAAAAAACTACCGTGCTACTTACATGAATCCTCTAACAAAAGAGGTTTTTAATGTTACTCAAAATGGTGGGTTTTATTTAGTAAGACCCGCAGTAAGTGAGGAGTCTGGTGGTCTACCTATTAGAAAACAAACTACTAATCTTGCTCAGGAAATGACTGACATTAACCGAGTAATGAGAGAAGGTGGTAGAGATAATTTAGTTGACATTATCAGAGAAGACCCTACTAATCCAGGATTAGAGGCATTTACTAGACCTGTTCCTGCTATTAATCCAATTACAGGTGAGACAATTAATAAATATGTTCACACTGGGAATTTAGTTAATCCAGAAACTTTACAACCTGAATCTATTGAACCCGGGGTTGATTACAGTCAATACGCTGTTTTAGACAAAGAAGGAAATCCAATTCCTACTGACAATTTTATTGAGATTTGGGATAAAAGAATGGGAACTCCCAAGCCTCCTAATGTTCAATTGCTTGGGGAAGCAAGCAGGGATGCTTTCAAGCCTGTTGCTAGAAAGTGGGTAGACGATAATAACCCACAGGATTTATTCAACTACTTTAACGCTAATGCCGAAAGTAGTGGACAATCAATGCAAGCTCTTGATTTATCTAGAGGTGGCAGTAGAACCGCAGGGGTTAGAAAAGCACCTGCTGATATGTATATTTCACCTTATCTGGATTATGATGCTGCTGGAAACTTGCAACTCAGAAGAAATTTTGTTCCAGAAAGAGGAGAAACTACAATATTTAATTCTGGGAATTCTATAACAGTTTCTGCACCTACAGGATATCAAGATACTAATGCCACATCTGCATATCCATCACTTCAAGAAACAGATTATCTTGGTGGCAGGTTAGCTTTTAATCCTGATGGAATTGTTGTTGATGTTCCTAGCAATGCTCCAGCCGCCAAAGGTATAAATAACTTTACCCCAGCAAGTGAGTTTACTTCTAGTTCCCCACAAGTTGTTAGGGATACACGAACTGGAAAAGTTATTTATGACCCTAACAGAACTGTCTATGTCAGAACAGGTAACACAGGACTTAATGATGATAACTTTGCAGTAGTTCCTTATAAAGAAGACAGGTATCAGAAAACCGGAACTTACCAAGTAAACAGACCTATTTATGGGGAAAAGCAAAACCTATCATTAAATCAAAGGTCAAGACGTGTAGCTGATGTTCCTGAGTCTGGTAACCCCAATCCTCCTACAGTTTATACTCCTGCAAATTTACAAGTTTCACGGCAACAAACAATTGAAGGTTATGAGCCTGGAACTGTAGATGTATTTGGTGTCAATGCTAACTACCCTGGAGATTTTACCAACACTAAATTCTACAGATTTAAAACCAATCCTGAAACTCCTTTAGCTGCTTACAAGGTAAGTGAGTACGGAACACCAATTCCCAATGAGTATGGATTTCCTGAAGAAGTATTAACGCCGTTATACGGAAACCCGTTAACCCTCCCAAGGTCAGCACAGATAGCTAATAAAGCTGAATTTATATCTCGTCCTCGCTTAATGGTACAGGATTTTAAAGGCATAACTCCTGACTATCAGCCTATTCCCGATGGTATGAGCTATGAAGAGGCAGACAGGAAAGGACTATTGAATCCCATCTTTAATAGCAGAACAGCAGGGTTAAATAGCAGTTACCAAATCCCTTTACCTAAAGGTGTGGGGTTAGCTAGGGTTCTTGATGAGTCTAACCCCAGAACTCAAGCGGCAATTGCCGCACAAGTGGCGAGGCGGCAAATCCCTTCCTTAGTTCAACAAAGGCAGTCTATACTTGCTGACAATTCTTTTACACTTGAAGAAAAGAAAGCTAAAGTTGATGAATTATTTGCACAACCATTAGCAGTTCTTGGTGGTGATGAAGTTGATGCCTTAATTAAGATAGCGAAGAAGGGAGAATCTAAACCTGCATTTGATAGAAAGTACACTATTACTCCTAGTAGAACAGCAGGTGTTGAGAGTCCACAATATACTCAATATTTAGACTTAGCAACTTATGATGATAGTCCTGACTTGACATTCTGGAAAGAGAATATTCCTGGTGTAGTTCCCCAAGGTGTAATTGATGGTGCTTATCTTCCAGTAACAACTATTCCTAGACCAATAAATAAGGAAGGTAAAAAAGGCTGGTTAATAAATGACCAAATTTACACTACAGAATCCGGTAGACAGGTCAGGGGAGATAAGGCTGTTAACTATGTCAATATCCCACTTAATTTAGATAGTGTTAGCTCTTACCTTCCTAAAAGCAAACGTGAGGAATTAGAATTAAAAGGTTTTAGTGATGATGCTATACAAGCTTGGGCAAATGTTAACCCTAATCTTGCTAGAGATAATGCCTTGGCTAACGCCAAGATATTAATTGATGGAAAATATTATGATGTAACCCCACAAGCTACTGTAGCCGAATTTAATCCTGTTGCTGGTGGGAATTATGCAATGGCTGAGACCAGGAGTCAAGGTAGAGCAGCAAGGATAGATTTACCATTTAAAGCTGGTGCAAATATATCTGAACCCACTCCTGAATGGATTGCCCAACAAGCTGTTGGTGGCAATTTAAGATTTAATGCCGACGACTATATTAGTCCTGATGATAAGGCAATTTTAAATCAGAAAGAAGTTTACAATGCTGGTTATGAAGAACCAGCAGATATTCTTGGAGCTATCAGCAGAGTTCAACAGAAGAAAAATCAGATTGATGCAGTAATTAGTAACAGAAAACAACGTCAAGTAGCTAAACCTCAAAGCAATATTGAAGTTCTAAAATACAAGTCCTATGTACTAGGTAAAGAGGCACAAGAGGCAAGGACTGATATTGATAGGCTTAGGGCTTTACAACAAAAAGCACAAATAGATTTATTGATAGACTCTCCACAACAGAGAATTGCTAATAATCTAGATGGGAAAATAAGTTCATCTATTGATGAGAACTATACAACCCTTGGTCAAGACAGGTCTTTTAGTATTAATCCAGAAATCTTGCCACTATCTGATGCGGAAAGGGTTGAGTTTATAAGAAATTATCAGCCTAACGCTTCTGATGTTTTATTGAACACAAAAGATATAGCTCCTGTTCAATCTACTCGTCCTAGAGATTTACAAGAATACTCTGACTATTTAGCAGAAGAAATTAACCGTGCTAGTGCAGCACATAACGCAATAGTCAACATTGAAGATTCGCCTGAAATTGTAATCAAAAGACAAGGGAATCCACAACAATTAAACGCATTTATTTCTGCCGCAAATACTTTGGGAATGCAAACTGAAGACGATTCTTTTAGGTATAAAAATAATCCTGATGAAAAGTTAACTGCTTCCGTTACTGGTAGTTTACCTAATACATATTTACCCTATGAACAAGCGCAGGAGTTAAATGAATCTAGGCTTTATCATCCACAAGATATTCAGGATGCAATAGAAAGTGGTGATTTTAGTGAACGGCAAATTAGGTCTATGCAAAATGCTAGACTACTACCTGCTTACCGCACACAACAAAAAGTTGAACTACCTACAGTTCCCACTTCTAATGTTGCTAAATTAGGTAGAGTAAAGTTTCTTGAAGACTACATGGGAAACCCTGAAAGTATGTTGGGAGGTATGGGGTTTGATGGCGGTTCTATCCCTGGGGATTATATTCCAAATCCGTCAAAAGTGATTCAGCAATTTGTACCCGCAGGCAATCAGGTAATTAATATAGTTCCCAGCAGTTCCGAGAACTATCAATACAGAAGTGGTGGCAATGCCGATTATGGAATATGGGATATGCCTATTACTAATGACTTAGGAGGTATGGGCTTTGATGGTGGTTCTATTCCTGGGGATTACATACCCCGTCAAGTTAGAACCAACGTACAGCAAGGGGTTCAGTCAGAACCTCAACAAGTTAGAACCCCTAGAACCCCTGGAACTCAATCTTTCAATACTTCCATAGACCCTGAAGTTAAAATAACAGGTGGTATGAAGATTCCTAAATGGGCTATTCCTGCTACACTGGGTGCTGTGTGGTTAGGGTTAGCTGCTAACGCCCGTAGACAACAGGATGAGGACAGGAGACAACGGCAAGGTGCGGTAAACAGATACTAAGAATACATGGGGCTAACGCCCCTTTAGTGGTGAGGTATCTTGGAAGTAACAATGTTAATAAGAAAAGAGAACACTCAGCTTACACTTAAAAAACATGGTGAAGATGAAAATGTTGTAATAGAATTTTCATTGATGGACAAAAAGGTTGTTTTAACAATTCACTTTTCCCATCAGAATTTAAGTACCAGGATTTATGACAATAGGTATGCAACTCTTGAACATTATCAACGGCTAATTCCATTAGCTGCTGAAATAATTAAAGGTCGGGAAGAGTTTATTAAAGAACCATGTGGCTTTCTAGAACAACAGTCTTGGAAAGTTCAAAGCTTAGAAGACAAAGAGAATGCAATGCTAACGCATTAATAGTTATGAAGTAAAAGTAAAACCCCTCTTAGAAATCTCCTAGGAGGGGCTTTTGATGTTTGATAATTGTAGGAGTATTATATCATGAAAACAAAGTTATCTGCGAAAGAAAAAGCTGTTATTGTATTTAGTGATATCAAAAGGATTGAAGACTTACAGGCTTTAACCATCAGACAACTAAAGGCATTAGCTTCTAGGATTAATAAAGAACTAGGACAACTAATTGTCAAAGCCAAGTTTGGTAAAGTAATGTCTAATATGACAAAAGCTGAACTCATTCATGCTATTGATTATGTTAGAGTTTGCCGCGCTCAAACTGAAATGCGCGACTCTACTTTAATTGCAGTAAGCAATAGAATCTATGAATACAATAGATGTGATGGCGCACCTGGTAGTCTTCATTGGATTACTTACTTTGGGTTTAATAAAACCTCTGAGGGAAGTGCCAAGCAAAATGCTGAGAGGTTTAGGCAATGGCTACTAAAGAACAAGTATTGTCGTTTAGCTGCTATCAGGAAGTCTGACAGGTTGAAGAATTTTGGTTTTGAGTTTGAAGTAAAAGTGTGGGGGATTAAGAATAACATCTTTGACTTAATAGTTTCCAAGGAAGCAAAAGCTAAGGAACAAGAAATGAAGAAACCCATTATCCCTTTAGCTGAAAGACCCTTAGAAGAACAAAGAGAAGCATTGCAAAGGCAATATGACTTAGCTAAGTCTAACCCATTAACCAGAAATCATGCTGTTAAAAACATTTACCTTTTTGGGTTTGAATTAGTTGGAGAGCTTGTAGACTATAAATTTTAAAGAGTAGTTAATCATGGAATATCGCGCAATATCACTGCATCAACCCTGGGCTTCTCTTGTTGCTTTGGGAATTAAGAGGTATGAGACTAGAAGTTGGAGTACAAAGTTTAGAGGAAAACTTCTAATTTGTTCTGCAAAGAAAAAGTACGTACCAGATATTAGCTTTGTAAATAAAGTTTTCGACTTAAAAGATGTAAGACAATTTGACAGAACAAGGCTAGACTTTATTGGTACGAACACAGAGTACGTAGAATTTCTTCCTTTGGGAAAAATCCTTTGCGTAACTGACTTAGTTGATTGCTTAAAAATGGAATCTTACCCTAAACACAAAGAAAATATAATTCTTGAAGACGTTCCAGAATTAGAACAGCTTTGTGGCGACTGGCAAGCAGGTAGATACGCATGGGAATTAGCTAATCTCATGACATTACCCAAACCTATTCCTATTAAAGGGAAACAAGGTTTATGGATTCCTGATAGTTCAATTATTCAAGACATTGAAAAACAATTTCAATAGGCTAACGCCTAAATGTTTGTGAGGAAATGCAATATTTTCCTTTTTACTCACTTACCAGTTAAATTCATGAACATTATCACCATTACGCTCACAGTTAACTTTGTAGAATCCTTTACTGATATCCCTGGGCAACAACCATTTTCAATTGCTCAGTGTAGTTATCTTCAAACTGACAAAGACGGTAATCCTATAGAACACTTTGTGACTATTAAAGGATTTAATAACTCCTACGATAAAACCTCTTCTGGCATTACCTCTGATAGATTAAGTTTATTTAAGCCAGGAATGAAAATGCTTGTTACAGGTCAATTATTTACTGAGCAAAAAGATAAGGAAACTAAACAAGTTATTGAACAGCCTTATATACTTGCCCATTCAGTTTGTCCAGTTAAGGCAGAAGTCAATTACAATACCATTTATCTTGCAGGTAAGATGATGAAAATGCCTGAAAAGAGAATTTATGAAAGTGGCAAACTGTCTATCACTACTTCACTTTTAATTAAGGAAGGGAGGAAGGGGTATTTCTACAACGTCACTGCTTGGAATAAGCAGGGTGAAACAGTAGAAAGATATTGTCGCAAAGGTGAGAATCTTGGGATTGAAGGCACTTTAGTTTTTGAATCCTGGAATGACAAGACCACTGGTGAACCCAGGACTGGCATTAAGATTACTGCTAATAAAGTGCGACTGATGGGAAGTAAAGATTCAAAAGATGATGAGTTCTAAGCTTACGCTTTACTAACTGTGATGAACAAAATAAGCCCTGTTATAATTAAATTATAGCAGGGTTTTTAACTAGCAAAATAAACGAGTGAAAACAATGGCTCAAACAATAAATACTTTAAATACTCTAATAGATTCCGACTACCAGAAAGCGGTTTATAATGCCATAGAATACGGTAGTCACAACATCATCGTTGAGGCTCTAGCTGGTAGTGGGAAAACAACTCTAATTAAAAGAAGTTGTGAAATCATCTACAACAAGCAGGGTGTTAAACCTTTAGCTATTGCGTTTGGTAAACGTATTCAGAAAGAGCTTGAGTTAAAGATTGGCAAGATAGCCCAAGTTCAAACTCTTAACTCCCTTGGGCATGGATTAGTCCGTAAAGCCCTAAATTATAGAGATTTAGATGTTGATAGGAAAAAGTACCTTCAAATAGCCAGAAAAGTAGTTAAAGACCAGAATGGAACTACAGACTGGGAAGTAAATGAAAAGCTGTCTAATGAGTTGTGGGTTCTAACTACATTCTCAATGAAGACCTTAACTGGCACTAAATCCAGAGAAGCTTTAGAAAAGATGATTCAGGATTACAACCTGGATATCTGTCATCTTAATACTGTAGGAAATTGGTTAGGGTACGTAATCAAAGAAGGGGATAGACTAGCTAAAGAAGGCTTTCTCTCATTTGAAGACCAACTATTTCTTCCCTACCTATGGAAGCTAAACTCTACCTATAAATATGCTTGGGTATTTGGTGATGAAATGCAGGACGTTTCTAGTGCAGCACTAGAACTTTTCCTGAAGTTTACTGATGAAAATACTCGTATTCTTGGAGTAGGGGACAGATGGCAGTCTATTATGGGCTTTGCTGGTGCAAATACAGATGCTTTGGACAGGTTAAAGTATCGCACCAATGCAATATCTTTGCCATTGTCAATCTGTTATAGATGCCCTAAGTCTCACTTGAAATTAGCACAGAAATTAGTACCATCAATAGAAGCTTCACCTACTGCCATTGAGGGTGTAATAATTGATATTGATTTAAAAGTTAACATGGCAGGGCATTACGACTATGAAGAATTACTCCCACATTTAACAGGTGGTGAGTTAATTGTTTGTAGAAAAACCGCACCGTTAATTAGTCTTTGCATTAAACTCATAATTGCCCGTATTCCTGCAAAAATCATAGCTGGTGACTCTAACCTTGAACAGTCTCTATCAAGTCTTATAGACGACATTTCTAAGGTATCTGGATTTAGATTTGAAAGATTCCCAGAGTTTGTAGAAATCTTATTTCAGAGCAGACAGTCCAGGCTAATTGAGCAAGGCGCATTTAAAATAATTGCAAATCTGCGTGATAGGTGTGATGCTTTGTTAGCTTGCTTTGAGGGATTTGATAATCTGGTTAACATCAAGTCATTGAAAAAATCACTTAGCAATCTATTTCTTGAAAGGCAAGATAGTGTTACCCTTTCTACCATACACACTGCCAAAGGATTAGAAGCAGAGCGTGTTGTATTCTTGCATCCTGAATTATGCCCTCATACATTTAAGGGGCAAAACAAAGAAAGTTTACAGCAAGAAAAGAATCTTCAATATGTGGCTCTCACTAGAAGTAAACGCACTTTGATTTTAGCTTGTAGTGGTGGAGTTAAAAAACCTCAATCCAAGAAGACTGATGATTGTCCAAAAGATTGCCAGAAGTCCAAAGAAGAGGAATTAGATAGTTAGCAAAGAATATAAGTTAATTTGTTAACACCTTTCATAATCATTGGGGCAATCGCCCCTTTGATTTTGATGTACAATGTTTACTAGCAAAATAAACAGAGTCAATAGTTATGAGAAACTTAAAAGATTGGTTAGGGCATAAAGTATTAGTCCTGGGAATTGTTAATAAGATAGAACCAAATAGCTACTGTATTACCAACGTCAGAGTTAAGGAATATTCTCTTAATCCTGAAATTAGAGAAATACACCACATTAATACTTTCTTTACTGAACGTGAAATGGAAGTTTATGATGACTTGAAGAAAACTCACCCTAAAAAAATTCCCAGACTAAATGAGAAAGTAGGGTTTGTTGGTAGAGTTATTAAGTATACTAGAAGGAATGGAACTGAAGATTATGGGATACAAAGTATTCCTACTATTTCTTTTACGGTTACTGGCAAAAAAGGAACTAAAATGCCTGCCAAAGAGAGGGAAAAGTTAGTATTAGAGATGATGGCGTTACTCAGAAAAAAGGAAATCTTTTACGACTTTGAAAAACAAAGTTATGAAAAACATCTCAGTGAGTTAAATGAGATTCTAAAACACATTCGTTGGGAGTTAGCAATTCTCAGATACTCTCATGATAAAGCTATCGAATCTATGAAGAAAACCCGTAGAGGCAACCTCAATCCTGACCCTGTTAAGTTTAAATCCCGTAGGCTAAAAAATGTTTGTGGGTTTAAATAGCCAAGAAGGCTAACGCCTTAATAGTAGTGGAGTAACTAAAGGTAATTATGACTGAGGGTAAATATTGTATCAACCATGAAAACTAAACTGGTAATTGACTGCACAATAAAAGGCAATTTGTATCAACAAACGGTCAATGACCTCATTGACTTAGACAAGTTTATAGCCACACATCAAGCTCCTGAATACTTATTCTTTCATCCTGAGTACACAGCTTCCTTTAAGTTGTGTACAAAAGACATCTCACGATACTATTGTGAGTTTGCAGTGGCTGATAGAAAGTATGAGATTAAAACTCTGCAAACTTTATTGTTTTGTTTAGGTGATAATGTAGATGTTAAGGGTATTCCCTTGTTCTTTCAAATAGGGAATAGTTTGTTTGAAGTGAGTGCTAATGGGCTAACGCCCAACTGGTAGTGATGTAGTTTTAAAGGTGAACGAAATGGGATTTGATATCAAAGCTCACATTGAGGTTAAGATTGACAAACAATGGCATCACTACTCTTGTCCGTCAATTCTCAGGAATTACGAGTTAATGGATTTTCTAGGTGCGGAAAATTTATACCACTACAATCGGTTTAAAGCTAAAGGTTTGCCTGAAGACATCTCTGTAGTCACCCGTATTGCCTACAATAAAGACACAACCAACTTATTCAACCCTTCTTGGCTTACTCCCGATGAGTTGAAGATAGTCTCTAGCAAATTTCCACAATTAGACCCATTCAATATTATGCGAGGTAATGAGTTGGGATACCTCTTCGACAATTCAGTCGAAAGGTTTTACCAATACCGGGAAGATTACCCTCAAGAAATTGAGGACGTAAGGATAGTATTTTGGTTTAAATAATTAGGGCTAGGAGTGAGTTATTTAATTTAACTCACTCACACTGCATGAAGCAGACGTTTACCCATCAAACTAGTTTTCCTTTAGGAGTAGGAGTAGTTATGGATTTTACAAAATTAAAAACATTAAAGGAAATCACCAACAAGGCAAATAAGGTTACGCATTGGACGCCCATCCGAGGAGGTATCGAATACATAAACAATCTTCAGTCCCAATATGTTGCTGACACAGAACAGAAGGTGTTTGAGGACTACCAAGACATACAGGATTGGGATTTTTCGGATTATGAGTTGGCTCAAAATGTTGTTCCTGGAGAAGTTTACAACTTACCTCCTAATGCAGTAATTATTGAAAACAGTGAAGACGGTACATTGTTTGCTGTATCTTTTGAGTAGTCTTAGGAAACAACGGCTAACGCCTTACTAGTCTTGGAGATAACCATTTTCTTGATGTCGAGAAAATGGTTTAAATCGGTACTAAATAAATTAGGAGTAGTTGAGAAAGTGTTTACAAGAAAACAATACATGGCAAATGAATGTACTCACCGCGAGTATTATGGTCAATTTGTGACTGATAAGATTAAACAAGCGGTGTTAAGGGTGTTTTCCAGGGAGAAATTAGTTCATGCTTTTAAGAAAGATGAAGATTTTAATACTCTGCCTTTACACCAGTGGGATTTCATACCCCATGATTTCTCTGAATTTGCTAAAGCAATGAAAGAAGCTAACGGTAATAGTAGTATCTCTCTAAGTGATTGCGTTTGCACTTCTAAGGAAGCTGCTAGACAAATCATAGAAGAAATCGAATAAGTTCTGCATAAACATGACATATCAACAACCCAAGCAAAGTATCAAGGAGTATTATCATGTCTAACTCATTTGACTATAAATTCAATGGCTCTTTGCAGAAAGAACTGCCAGCAATAGAAATCATCGAGGATGATGCCATGAAAAATGCAACTACAGTCCTATTTGATAACAGGGATAAAAAATATATTCAAATACTAGGGACTAAGGTAGAGACTGATTTAGTTGGTGGGAAAAGACAGGAAATTGAATGGACAAAAACCCCCAATAAAGAAGAGGCAACAAGATTTTCTGCTGATGCAGCCAGAATTGCACAAGAAAAAACGGTAGGCTACAGCAACACGATAAGTCATTTATTGGCATAATGTCTAGAAAGTCAGAGAGCGTTATGCTCTCTGTCTCCCCGGATTTACCAGGTCTGCTGAACCATATTTTTAAACTGAGTATATTCAGCATCGAACAACAACTTCACAGTTCCTGTTAGTCCATTTCTGTGTTTAGCAATTATAGTCTCTAAAACCCGGCTTCTAGAGGAATACAGAA